TCGGTTAGTGCATAGAAGCCATCAACGAGAAATCCTACAGATGCCTTAATACTATCGAGTATAGGTTGCAATAATCCGAGCTTATTCATAAAGTAACCAATGGCTACCACAATAGCAGTAATTACTGCCACTAGCAAAAAAATAGGGTTCGCCAGGATGGTCATTCCTAACTTTACAAAGGCTCCACCCATTGTACCGATTACCCCCATGAAGCTCTTGAAGCTTTTGCCTAGTTCGGCAGGGTTTATCTTTCCGATCACCTGGCTAAATACCTTTGCCTTTTGATTTGCCTCTTCAAAGTCCAGGCTCATGAGGCTATCCTTAATACCTCCTAATGAGTTACTGACCTGCTCAAATTTACTGCCTGATGCAAACACATTGGCCGCATCATTGGCATCTGATATCTTATCTTTTAGCTCCCCTGCTCTGGCAGAGAGCTCGGCCATTTGTTCTGGATCAGTAGCCTCAGCAATAGCTCCTTTTAATTCTCGAAGCTCTGACCTCATGGCACCAATGCCCTGTATTACTATAGGTATCTCAACTTGATTCATTATGGATAGTATTTTATTTCAATTGTTGTATATGCTAGGTAGTTATCGCTGAAGCCTACCCCTATCTGAGAAGTATCTACATAGATGCTGTTATTGGCTGATACATAGATAGCACTATATATCCCATCAAAATAGCTGGCTCCGATCATTACCGTGATGCGGTCCTGTGGGATAGCACCTAGATCCCATGCATCCAATGTGGCCTGGTATTGACCTACCCCTAAATAATTCCAGGTGATTTGCCCAAAGGTATTCACTAGCTCAGTAGCTACTGGAGGAGTAGCTCCAGCCTGAAATAATACAGCAGTATATGCATAGCACGCTGGCAATACTGGTAGGCCGTTGTACCTGTTGTAAACTACTAGGTTATCGGTATAGATACCATCCTCAGATATTAACTTGTTATCCGTTACCACTACGGTCTTGAGGCCTTCATTAACTACGTTACCCTTCCCCGTTATTACTCCACTTGAGTTGCCAGGTATTACGTTTGCATTTGAGTTCCTATGGTTAAATATAGTATTACTAGCTACATGAGCTATGGCCCCATTATTACCGTTACCAATAGGAGGAGCTTCTCCAGGGATTGCTGTGCTTCCAGGTAATACGCTCATGAGATCAATCTCACTATCTACACTAATGAGCTCCACCTGTGTTAGCTTGTTAGCATTGGCATCGTAATCAATTACCTTATTGATATTCCACCATGAGTTATCTATCCTTATCTTATCATTCAGCTCTAGGCTCTGTATATCTGGCTCTTTTAAATCAAAGAAAGCCGTTAACATTTTGCCGTTATTGATTTGCCCCATTGTACGCCTCCAGTATTTATTGTACAGATTGTTATCTGTTAACGTGAGAGGCTGGTAATAATAAAAGGAACAGATGGCAAAATTCAAATCCCATGATGGGGTTAATGGATCATTGAAATGACCTACATATGGGTAGCTCGTTAAGTTAGTTGCACCAACACTACCGTAATCATAGATATTGAATGCAGCACAATTGGTAAGCCCCACCTCAGCCGTTGAATCGTAAAGGATGCGGATGTTAATATCAGGCTGTGAGCCCATGATCTGAGGTACATACGCTCCGAAGGTAGTATCTATCACAGGGGTAGGGCTGAATAGCACGGCCTTAGTTGTTACATCCTTTACATACTCGTTGTCAAATATTACCTCAGCCTGCCCATAGATTTGGTTCGTGGCGTTGGTATAGATAACATTCGGGTCATCCTTATCAGGTGCGTAGGTGAGTATTACCTTTTTGCTGGTGAGCTCTGGAAGGAATGACAGGCTTTGTTCCTGGTCTTTGGCTAGCTTGTAGGTCCAATCCACCTGCTTACCTGCATCATAGTAATCATCTCTATGCACTAGGTTCAGCATATTAGGCTGGCTCTTGTCCACCTCAGCGTAGAGGTTAAACATATTAAAGATAGCCTTAACGTAATCGGATTGCTTTATCTTTTTGGGTACATAGTCATTAACATCTAGCGTACCTCCCACAGCTACAATGTTACTGCTAGGGGTAATGGTTATATCTGCTGAATTGATTGTTAAATCTAAGTTGTAAGGTATAGTATAAAACCCCCCACCTGTAAAAAAGAATGCCTGTACATTTGTCGTTAATGCAGTAAGCTGAGGCAATAGCGTTGCATCTGTTGCCTGTATGCTAACTAATAAAGTATCTACTGCTACATTATAAGTACCTGCACCTAGCACTCCAGTTAATCCATTGTATAATGGGGAGGATACGTTTACATTATAAGGTGCATTGAAAAAGTTAAGATAAAACTGAGGCGTCCCTACTGATACGTTCCCAGTTGGGAAGGTAACATCTAAGGAGAAATTAATCAGGATCTTTATCTCATAGTATTGGCTATTGGCTGAGTTAATATTGAATGGTGTAGTATATACCCCAGTCAATGGATTGAATAAGTTTTGAGGATCCTCCAGCTCTGTTAAACCTGTGAATGTATATACTGCCGTGGATGGTTGTAATGATAACGCTGAGGTAACTGTACTTGGTGTTATTTTCTCAGCCCTTACCACATAATCAGCAAAATCAAAGTTATCTGTACCTCCATTGTATGGGATAACTAACTTATCAAATTTCGTGGCACTTAATGTGGGCCAATTATACTGATACCCTGCATCTGCAAAGATACGATCCATGTAAACCTTTGCAAAGATGGCAGGCTTAAATTCATTTATCATATAGTTAGCATCTCCTGACATTGGCAGGAAATACTTAAAGCCATCCGTAACCGTATTGCCAAAGCGCATCTGGATATTGTTCGCATCAAAGGGATGGTTCAAATCCGTGAAATCTATATCTGTTAATTCCTTATTATTGATGGCCGTAAAGAAATCACCTTTACTATCCCTTACTAATACCTCATACTCAACGTGCTCCTCATAGCCATCCGTGAGCTGTACCTTTTTAACTGATGTTAACTGTAGCACAGCATCCTCCATGATGGGAATACCATCCTGTATAACGGAGCAGGTTGTAAGGGTATTGATATTGAAGGTACCTGCCTCGATGTTTACATCATAGTAATGGTTAAGCAGGTCATTGTTATTCTTGCTCCCCACCAAAGTAATGGTCTTAGAGAAGTTACCCTTTCGCTGTGAGATATCTCTGATATCCCCTACCTGAAAATTTAACGGGAAAGCCGTGCCCTCCTTTACCTCCAGGTATCCTGTTGCTAGTTGTATCTTAACCATTGACTAGGTCATTATTGGCATACTTAATCGTAATGCTCTGGCGTATTAAATTCTTGTTTCGTTTCTTGAATAGCTCATAGGATGAGGTGAGGATGTTACAGCTGATGTACTCAGTGCTCTGAGGTTGCTCGCAGTCTTCATCATCATATATAGCCTTTTTAATATAAGTTTCTGGTGAGCTGATGAGCTCAGAGAAATACTGGGCCATCTCTTCAGTCATCCAGTTGGTATTTAAATCGATGGTAGTATCAGTACTTATATAGCTGTTCACATAGCCCTTATCCTGGGTATTGTAGGTCCAGTATTGACTAGATATGTATCCTTGCACATCCCTATTGAATTGCTCCCGTGTTACGTTACCTTTCTCATAGTAACGGCCTGTAAACGCAAAGCTACCCCATGATCCCATGCGATCTAGGAATAGGATGTGATACTCAATATCCCTTACCCTCCTATCTAGATATACCCTGTACTTTTGAGAGGTCTGAGTTCCGAGGTGCTCATAATAGAAATCATACCACTCAGTTCCTGGCTTAATCAATGGTGCTGAGCCTGCCACTACGTTGGTAGCTCCATGGTTATTAGGACCAACAGATATTCCTACCACATGATCAGTTGCCGCCACATCCTTATCTAGTATATCTCCTAGATTGTTTTCAAATACCATTCGATGGCTACCAGCAGGTGAGTTGTTCACAGCATCCATCCAGAGATCCTGTGCTAGGGTAGCATAGTACCCATCCGTTGGCAATGTGGTCAGTAGCTTATCAGTTACGTTATTCAATAGATAATCCTGGTAATCATAGGCAGGCCATTCTACCCATCGGATGGCACCATTGAAAACGTAGTTATTCTTATCCTGCCTCAAAGCTCGGTTAATGGTTCGCCTGCCATCGGCATAGGTTATATCCCCGTTAATAGTTGCATCGGTTACCAATGACCACGGGCTATTCACTACCAGGTAACCAGGGCCCACTCCGATAACTGTTTGCAATCCTTCTAGGTTAGGGTTAGCTACCCCTCCATCCGATTGAGCTATATTAATCTGATCACCTACCACAAATGAATTGGCTACATTTATCTGAACGTTGCCAGCATTGTTGGTAAGGTTAGCGAAGTATTGTACGATGGTAAGGTACTCCTCACCAATGGCTACATCATACTTATAATGGCTATTCGTTGCATCATATACCGTGGTGTTTGCCAGCTCTAAATCATAGCTAACCTTTGCCTGGAGTAACTTACTCAGGTCAATCTCACCATACCCACTAACGTACTGCGGTAGTACCCTGTACTCTGCTATCTTATTAACCGTGCCACTCTCGTATATATCGAATACAAATTTAAAACCAGGGTTACCTGAGTTTGTGGATGCGTAGATAAACTTTACAGGGTTATACGCTGGCATCAATGGATCTGCCTTAGCGATTAGTAGTATTGCCATGCCTATATTATGCTATGATAGGAAAATGTTTTTAAAACGCATAGTAACTGTCATCCGTATAGTACTCCTGCCGTATGTGGGTAGTAGCATACCTCACAGCATCCATTGCATCATCGAAAAGCTTAACAGGTTCATCCGTTATGAAATCACCGATTTTCTTCCACTTGTAGTTTTCATACTCCCGTTTTAGATCCTTATGATCCTGGCAAAATACCCCAAATGTTTTAACGTTATCAATACCCTTCTTGACTACCTTGTTGGCATTCTGTACATCAAACCCTGCAATGTTCATTTCTTGTATGATCTCTGGACGTGAATAATCTGCCATGATTGTAACCGTTTGCTCTATCCCCATAGCCTGGAGCTTCTCGATTAGCATAGTCGTGGTGAGGTAGCTCTCATATATCACAGGCTCGATATAGATATCATTGTCGCACCAATAGACACGCATCAATGCCGTGGGGTGATTGTACCCGAAGTC